CTGATGAACTACAACGCCCAGCGTGACTTTGGCTTAGATCAGAACATCAAGTATCAGCAGGGTATCTTAGGTAACGCACAGTACCAATCCCCTCAGAATCCTGTGCAGGTAACTGCTAGTCCTAACGCTGCTATGTTTGGCGGTGCTATGCAAGGTGCTGGCTTTGGTATGAAAATGTCTAAAGGATTTGAATAATGGCTTTTTTAAATAAAATGATGGGTGACGCTGTCAACTATGGCGCACCACTAGCCCCAAGGATGTCTCGCAAAGAACAACAGCTTAGATTGCAGCAAGAGCAGGAAGAAAGAGAAAAGAAAATCCGAAGAGATGCACAATTCCAAGGTGGTCAGGATAAATACTCTCGTTTAGCTACCCCTGTACTCGACTACGCCAGTGGCGTAGCAAAAGACAGGCAAGAAAATGGCGCTCTTTCACAAAATGTAACTGCATACGGTGTTGGTGAAGGGGTAACCGATGGTGTGCAGTATTTACAGGACAATCCGTCCTTGGGGGCGCTAGGTAGAAGTCGTAATTTAGTTGGGTTAGCGGAAGGTGCAACAAACTTTGGTAGAGGCGTTTTAGGCATAGAGGGTGAAACAGATTTCTTTGACCCCGTTAAGGCGCGACTTAATCAATCCTCGATACCAGAATCTGGTGTAGTTAATCCACAAATGTCGCAAGGTATTTCAGACAGGCTTCGGGCAGAGACAGGTACTGGGGCATTAACTCAATACGGTCTAGACGCTAATCAGCTACCCGAAAGAAACATGGATACTGGTGCGCTTGAGCAGTTAGGCGAAGCCCCCTATGAGCATCTGCTCCCCAAGCAAACCCATGTGATGCCAGACGGCACTGTAATGGACGGCGCAGAACACTCAGATGATTCAGGTGTACTGTCCACAGATACCACAGATGCCTCAGAGCCTTTATTAGCCTCTGATAGTAAAGGTATTGAGAGTAACAAAGATGGCGTCTTATCCTCCATTGGTAAAGCAGTCAGTGTTGACCGATCTGGTACGGCCACAGGTAACAAGAGAGATGCAACAGGGCTTTCTGTTCCTCGACAAAAGATTGATATGTCAGAAATGCTCATGCGCGTAGGTGGGGCTATCTCAGGCTCTGCTGCTGACGGCGCTCTTGCGTCTATTAACTCTGGTACGAATACTTATGGCGCTATTCAAGATGAGAACAGGGCTATGGAGATGCAGCAGTACGAGGCAGACCAAAAAGCCTATGAAGCTGAAAGGGACCGCGAAAGCCGACTTGAAATTGCGAAATTGAATGGTACACGTATGAGTGCCGCTATGGCCAAGGACGCTGCGAAACAGACAGAAACATACATGCAGAACGAGCAACGTATTGGGACACTAGACACACTCATTGATGACCTTACAGCAGCGGGGGACAATATATCTGGGCCACTAGACGGTACGATTTTTAGTCTATGGGACAGGGCGAGAGGAAACCCTGAAGCTAATCTAAGATTAAGGATGGAAGATGTGAGAGTAAACGCTGCACTCACTAAAGTTGAACAGACTAAAGGCGCTATCTCTGATAGAGAGATGTCTTTGTTCTTATCCCCAATGCCAAAAATGACGGATGGGGAAGGGGTCTGGATTGACTGGATGACTATGCAGCGGAATATTGCGACTAGGATGAACCAAGTTGCCAAAGCTGGTTTAGATTCATCTGGGACACGTTATTTAAACGCTGTTGATAAAGATGCGCCACTAAGTGCAGAGTTGGAAGCCTACTTAGCTAAATACCCACCAAAATAATGGAGTTAATAAATGTCCCAGCGTCTGCTTCAGATTTATAATGCACTATCTGCCGCAGATCAAGCGGGTAACACAGAGGACGCTCAGAACTTGGCTAACGCCTACAGAGCAGAGCAAGCCGCGCAATCCCAGCAAAAAACTCAGTCCTCTACTGGTATGCGCGCAATGAGGCAAATTGAACCTCCCAAAGACAATGCTTTTCAGTATTCTGTAGATCAAGCGCAGAGGATGGGCGGCAAGGGTCTTGAGGTAGCAGGACGATTTGTAGGGTCAACCCCGTTGGAAAACTATGGTACGTCAGTAGTTGAACAGCAAGATCAGGACATAGCCACTGGCGGGTATACCCCCAGCCACACTAAGTCACTCCGTGAAACATTTAACGAAGATGGCCTAGCATCGGCTATGGGATGGCTGGGGGAGAAGACGGCAGAGAACTCTGTGTCTGGGGGTGCTGCCCTCATCGGTGGTGTTGCTACTGCCGCTGCTGCAACAGTATCTACTCCAGCCGCTGCCATACTTGGTATCGCAACTTTAGTGGGTAGTACGGCACTGGGTACTGGTGAAGCAGCCTTTGAGCAAGAAGATAAAGTAGGAGACTATGATGCACGTTTGGCTATCGGCCAAGGTATCCTAATAGGAATTCTCGACAAGTTTGGTGCGGGTAAAGTAATCCCAAAATCTAGATTAATGTCCATGAGTCCTAAAGAGATATCCGATGAACTTGCCAGTAAAGGCTTCACCCAAGCCGCTAAAGAAATACTGAAAAAGACTGCCGTAGAGGGTGCAACTGAGGTTGCCCAAGAAGGCGTTTCTATGGCTGGTGCAGCATCACGCGGTGGCGATTACACAGGCGAAGAAGTACTAGACCGTGGTATCGAAAGTTTTGCACTAGGCTCTACCAATGCTGGTGTTGCACAAGGTGTAATGGGTACTGGTAATGCCATAGTAAATGGCCGTCCAGCCCCACTTAGTGATCGTGCAGCACAGGCTGCTTTTGCACAGCGACTAGACAGGCTTCAGAAAGAAGGAGACATTAACGGTAACCCTTATGACCTGTCAGATTTAGATACAACCTCTAAAATAGGTGTCCGTGAATTAATAGATGCGGCCCACAAATCTATCGATACCGACATACAAAATTTGACGGAAGACCTGAAGCCATTTTTAGACCCCAATAACAAGATGTTGAACTCTGAGCAAAAAGCTGAACGTCTGAAAGTCTTAACCATGCTCAGTCAAGCGCGTAACAAAACTAAGTCAGCAGTTGGTGCAAAAGACTTTGAGTTGCTCAATAAGCTAGTCGGACATACCCCTGATGGCCAGCGGTTAATGAACTTTGTCAAAGAAAGCCAAGAGCAGACAAAAGTATGGAACGCTGGTTTAGTCGGCGGTGTCTCTAAGTGGACAGACTTATCCAATCCAATACCCTCCAACACAAACTACTCAGGGCAGCAGAACCTGACTAACTCTCTTAAAAGTTTAGGTACAGGCGGTCTTGCTTACACTAGTGGTGGCGCATCACTAATACCACAAGCAGCTATCTTTGCTGGTGGAAGAATGATTGACAAACTTACTGGTAGACGCTCTAAGGTCCAGAGGTACATCAAACAGAACAAAGATGCTACTGCTTTCTCTGCGGTATCTGGTCGAGGCCAGCGTGAGATCACTAAAGAACAAATGATCCAAGCGGGAATAGCTAGATCGGTAGAGAAGCAGCGTGTAGCGCAAGAAAAGCTAGATGCCAAAGAACAAAAAGCCCAAGAAAAGCTAGATGCTCAAAAACTAAAAGCACAAGACAAGGCTGACTTGGCTAAAGAGAAAGCTGCGCTAAAGGCTGCTAAAGAAAGAGAAACCGCAATCGATAAAGACATAGCGGCCCAAGAAAAAGCTGTGAATGCAGAGATTAAGGATTTATTAAAGGCTGCTGAAAAAAATCGTAAAAAAGGCGTGGCAGAGTTAGCCGCAGAGCAAAAAGCCCTAGCCGCCCCAGGATTAAAGGCACAAAAGGAAGCTGACGCGGCTGCTAGGCGGCAAGCTAGTAAAGACGCTACGGCTGCTAGGCGGCAGGCGGTTAAAGATGCCAAAGATGCTGAAGCATTAAAGAAGACAGAAGAAGCAAACGAAAAATACATACTTGCGAAACAGGCATTAAGAGATAAGAATTTCTTCTTTTATAACGCAGGTAGCCCCCCAGTACCTGATAGCCCAGAAGGTATCTACCTGAGATTCACGGGCATGGACAGACAAGGGCTTGAGGCTACAATCTCAGAGGTTCTGGCTGACCCTAACCTTGACCCATCAGTCCAAATAGACTTGGAGACCTTAGTTGAAAGCATGAAGTACGGTGAAAAAGTATCTGGCTTTTCTGTACGCTACATCAACGGTCTAATAGAGCAGAATCCTGACGTAGCCGCTCGTAGAGTAAACCCTCCAGAGTCTGAAGCTATGTTAGCGACAGCTATCGAGGTAGGGAAGAAAGTCACTGCTAGAGAACAGGGCAAGATAGACAACAACGCTAGGGTAGTAAGACTACAAGTGGACTTAGCAGCCGATACCTCAGTAGACCCTGCATCTCGCGCAGACCTAAAAACAGCACTCGGTGAGATGCTACTTGGATTGGGTAGTAAACCTGTAGACGCAATGCTCGATATAGAAGCGAAGCTACAGAAAAAGAAAGTCCCTCAAGAATTTATTACCAAGTACGTTAGCGGTTATCGAGAAATTGTACAGAGGCAGCAGCCAAGAGAGCCAATACCTGTTGACCCCTCTACCTTTGAACAGCCAGAAGTTGCTCCAGAAGTTGCTCCAGAAGTTGCTCCAGAAGTTGCTCCAAGCACTAAAGTAAACCCAAATAGGAAAAAGCCAAAACAGTTCACAGTGGAGCAATTAAATTCATTAGCTGAAGATTATTACGACAATGATATGGCAACTTATGAAGCTTATGGCCGTGGCGATGGCTCTCCCTTAACTGGCCCAGAGGCTAAAAAAGAATTTGGTGCAGGCTTCAAAGATGGTTACGCAAATAAAAGTGGATTGGCAAAAGAGGTTTTCGGACATGTAGAGGGTAGTGGCATATACCAAAGCGCCTACTATATGGGGAGTAAGTTTTTACAAGACTTTTACAGCGCACAATTTGATTTTAGTAAAGGCAATGACCCTGAATTTAATCAACATGTTAAAGCAAAAGCCAAACTTGAAGGTAAAGACCGATAAAGTCAGACCAGCCCACATAAGGAGAGTTATGTGAATACCAAAGCAATGGACTTAGTCCAATACCTGAAGGCAATCCAAGAAGTTACAGAAAGTTCTTTCCTAGACAAAGAGCAGCGCACAAACATTTTTAAAGAACTGCGCTCAGAGTTACCACCAGAAATGATGTGTACCTCCTCTATCAACACTAGGCAGATCATAGAAAAAATACTAAAGGATAAAACGCCCGATGGAACAACAGAAGCCCCCAAGAAAAAAACGAGCAGTGTCACCCCCAAAGGTACTAACACACCCCAAAAACGCGAGGCCGAACAACTACTTCAAGACCCTGATGTCAACACCGGAGGGTCGGGCGCTGCGGAAAGAGTGGTCAAACAAGCCCAAAAAAAACGCAGGTCGGCCAAAGGGAGTGCCTGACGGCCACCGTAAAGAGACCATTGCACCACTCCGTGAACAAGCCAAGCTTGACGCAAAAAAGGTAGTAGAAATTATGAGTGATAAATTCAATATTGAAGATGAATACCAAAAGGAAGCCCTGACCACTGCTGTGGAAGTGATGCGACTGGTTGGCGAGACAAGAGAGCGCCTAGCGGCTGCACGATTGGTTTTGGACTTCACAAAAAGTAAGCCTGCCAGTAAATCCGATGTCTCGATATCTAGAGCAGAAGATTTCCTAGCGACACTATTGCAAGAGGATGAGCAGCCCGATGCACCAGAAAATAGCGAAAGTACGGAAGAGACTACTAAGTGATTACGGCTACTACTCCAACGCCGCATTAAAGATAAGAACCAAACTCGGCAACATATCCCCCCTCAAGTTAAACTCTGCACAAATAATACTTAACACCGCAGTCGAAGCCCAACTAGCCGCTGAAGGTAAAATCCGTGTCATTATCTTAAAGGCACGGCAGCAGGGCTTATCTACGTACACTGGTGGCTATTTATATTTTGCGGTGAGCCAGAAGTCTGCAAGTAAAGCAATGGTGATCACACACCACTCCGACTCTACTCGCGCATTGTTCGATATGACAAAACGCTTCCATGAGCATTGTCCTGAAATCCTGAAACCGCATACGAAGTATAGTTCCAGACGGGAGATGAATTTTGACGTACTCGATAGTAGTTTTGTGGTTGCAACGGCAGGCGGTGAAAGTATTGGACGCGGCGAAACGCTTACTCATGTCCATGCTTCTGAACTTGCGTTTTGGCAGAAGAGTACCGCACTGGATAACTGGAATGGACTCACTCAAGCAGTCCCTAATGCAAAGGGTACGGCTATTTTTGTCGAGTCCACTGCGAATGGTGCAACAGGCATTTTTGCTGACCTTTGGCGTGGTGCTATCGATGGTAGCAATGGTTATGTTCCTGTTTTTATCCCTTGGTTTACTGATGTTGATTACCGTGAACCAGTTACGAAAAACTTTGAGAGAACTCCTGACGAAGAAGACTTAGCAAAGCTATATGACCTAGACGATGAGCAGCTAATGTTTCGCCGTAGGAAGATAGCCCAGAATGGTATCGATCTATTCCGTCAGGAGTACCCTAGCGAGCCAGACGAAGCATTCTTAACCACTGGCCGTCCAGTATTTAATCCAGAGCAGATTTCTCGAAATCTAAAGACTACACAAGACCTCAAAGAACGACTCGCGCTAGAAGGCGAGGAGTTTGTTAACAATGCGCGTGGTGAACTTAGTACTTACAGACCTCATGTCAATGGAGAGAGGTACGTCATTGGCGCGGATGTCGCTATGGGAGTGCGCGGCGGCGATTATTCTGTGTGTCAGATACTTGACTCTAAAAAACGCCAAGTAGCAACATGGCGAGGCCATGTACATCCCGACTACTTCGCAAATGTCCTGTATGCGCTAGGCGTTTACTACAACGAGGCATACATCTGTGTCGAGAATAACAGCCACGGAATTCTAACGTGTACGCGGCTGGGAAAAGATATGGCATACCCCAACTTTCACACAGAGCAGCAGCTTGACAAAATCACTGATCGAGAAACTACAAAACTAGGTTTCACAACGACTCAGAAAACAAAGCCTTTAATCATCGACCAACTCCGCGCAGCAATGCGTGACGAAGAGTTAGAGGTGAACTGCAAAGTCACACTGCGCGAAATGCTCTCCTACATAGTAACTGAGAGTGGCGCTATGCAGGCTGAAGCTGGCTGCTATGACGATTGCGTCATGGCCCTCGCTCTGGCTAATCATGTCCACACGGGCGCATGGACTCCTGTGGAATCTACCGATAATTTTTATATTGAAATGGTTTAATTTATGGCTAAGAAAAAGGACTACAAGAAACTCTCAGACGCAGAGATAGTCACATTATGCGACGAAAGTGTAGGACGCTCAGTTGGCTACTCCGACAGCGAACTCAGCCGTGAGCGTTCTAATGTCATGGAGTATTACAGCGGTAACTTGCCAAAGCCAATCCATGACGGTAACTCAAAATACGTTTCCTTAGACTGCTATAACGCAGTCGAGTCTATGAAAGCAGCACTTCTAGAAACCTTTGCTGCTGGCAACAAGATCGTACACTTTGCTCCTCAAAATGAGGACGATGTACAGATGGCAAACATCTGCTCTGAGTACACAGATTATGTGGCACATAGGCAGAACGATTTGTACTCCGTAATGTCCTCAGTGATTCACGATGGTCTCACCTCAAGAGCAGGGATATGTAAAGTATTCTGGGAGAAGCAGACAGAGACTTCATCGGAGTTCTTTGAGAATTACACAGAAGACGAACTTGATATGCTTTTGGCCCAAGATAATGTCGAACTTGGGGAGACTGAGGAAGATGAATACGGTCTCACCAGTGGCGAAATACTTGTGTCCAGAGACACTAGTCAAGTAATGATTGAGAGCATACCCCCAGAAGAATTTTTGATTGAGGCCCAAGCCAAGTCTTTAGATAGTATTCTATTCTGCGCCCATCGGACTAAAAAGACACTGTCCGACTTACGCCTAATGGGGTACTCAGAGAAACTGATTCAGAAGATCGGTGACCACACAGATGTTGATCTTGACACTGACTTGGAGATGTTAGCGCGACACAACTCAGTCAACTCTGATCGATCATATGGGTCACACGGATACCAAGATCAAGTACGCTCCGTGATGGTCCACGAAGTGTACATTGAACTAGACGTTGAGGGGTCGGGAGTTGCAGAACTCTATAAGATAATGAAAGCCGGTAATGTGCTTCTTGAAAAAGAGAAGGTTAATAGAAAACCATTCATTGCATTTGTTCCGCTCCCGATCCCTCACGCTTTCTACGGCAACAACTTCGCTGACAAACTGGTTGCTACTCAGAATGCTAGGACAGTACTAACGCGGTCAATCTTAGATCACGCTATGGTCACCAATAACCCACGCTACGCAGTTCTAAAGGGTGGCCTCACTAACCCGAAAGAGTTAATTGATAACCGTGTTGGTGGCTTGGTCAATGTTACGCGACCTGATGCTATCACGCCTATGTTGCAAGCCCCATTAAACCCATTTGTCTTTACAACCTTGGACATGCTGTCTTCTAACATAGAGAACACAACAGGGGTCAGTTCATTATCGCAAGGCTTGGATAAGAATGCCCTGTCTCAACAGAACTCAGCCGCTCTTGTCGAGCAGTTGGCCACGATGTCCCAGCAACGTCAGAAAATTATCGCTAGAAACTTTTCAATCCAGTTCTTAAAGCCACTCTACTTAGCTATATACAGCTTGGTAATTGCCAATGAAGAATCTGAAAAGATAATAGAAATTAGCGGTGAGTACGTCCCTATAAATCCAAGCGAATGGGCTGACAAACGTGATGTAACTGTTGAGTTATCTCTAGGCTATGGGGAGCAGCAAAAGGAAAGTCAAAAATATATGGCTATGCACCAAGTCTTTCAATCAGACCCAGAACTACAAAAGATGTATGGACCTCAGAACCAATTCCAATTGATGTCCAAAGTGATGGAGTTAGCGGGTATTAAAAATGTTTCGGAATACTTGACTAGCCCAGACCAATTGCCAGAAGAGCAGCCTGATCCAGCGCAAGAACTACAGTTGGAACTAATGAAGAAGCAGCTAGAAGTACAAGAGCGGCAGACGGCGCTTGGCGAGATGAAGGCCAAGATGGATATTGAAAACAAATCAATGAAACTTGAACTGGAACGTCTGAAAGCAGAGAACACTTTTGCTATACAGAGTGACAAAGTTGATCTAAACGAAGCCCAGCTTAATCACAAGAAAATAATCGATACTGCTGAACTTGTCCTCGCCCAACAAGCAGACGAAATAACAGCTATCGTTTCACCTAATGGCTAGTTACGAGGAATTTCTTAGGTCTGTGGGTATTACAGACTCACAAGTCTGGGAAATTTCAAATAACAGCAAAGACCGTGTCCCGTTCAATGGTAATTACCCTGTCAAAGTTTGTCCCTCTGATATTCATGGGGTAGGGCTATTTGCCACTAGGGATATGGACAATGGAGAGCGCATATGCCCTGCGAGGCTGTATGACAAGCGCACTCCCGCTGGGAGGTTCATCAACCACTCTAATGAGCCAAATACTTATATGGAAGCCACAAAACAAGGCTTCTATTTAGTAGCAAGAGAGAAGATACGAAGCGGTGACGAACTCACTTCTGACTATCTAAACAATAATATGCTTTTAAGGAGAGCAGCAATGGATAAAGAAGAAGCTTTAATAGAATTAGGTACGGACGCAGAAATACTACTTGGTACAGACGCTTTTACTAGAACGATCAATAGTCTAGTAGATGTCTCAGTCCAAGCGTTTTTAAGTTCGGCTCCCGATCAAAACGTAAAGCGTGAAGAGGCATACAACCACTACCGCGCTTTAACCGATGTGGTCAGTACTCTAAGACAACAAGTCGAAGTACGTGACCAAATAAATTTAAAAGTAACAAACGAAGAAGAGGAATAGCACTATGTCTATAGATAACGTGCAAGAAAACTTTTCCGGCAGTGTCGATGACACTACAGAAGCCATTTTAGCAAGCTGGGATGACGCTGATGAGAATCAGCTATCTGAGGAAGGTGAGTTAGAGGCAACGGAGGAAACTACTAGTGAAGAGACTGACGAGGTAGAAGAATCTGAAACTGAGAGTGATGAGACCGAAGAAGAAGTTGAGACTGAAGAAGACCCTGAAGAAGACCCTGAAGAAGAAGCAGAGCCAGAAGAAGTTGATCTGTCTGACGATACCCTCGTTGAGCTTTTAGTTGACGGTGAAACTAAGCAGGCATCTTTAAAAGACCTCAAAAGACTCTACGGCCAAGAGGCATCTCTTACAAGAAAGTCTCAAGAAACAGCAAACCAAAAAACTAAAGCCACCGAAGCCCTGCAACGTGCAGACGCATCATTACAGGCTATGCTGACCCGCGCCCAAGATCGTTATAAACCGTATGAAGAAGTCGATATGTTAGTTGCCTCGCGGCAAATGAACCCCGATGACTTTGCGGCACTACGAGCAGAAGCAAAAGCAGCACAAGGCGATCTTAAATTCCTCACTGAGGAGGCTGATAGCTTTTATGCCGAACTTCAAAACAATCAAGCAGTGCAACAGCGCGAGAGTGCAAAAAGCTGCATTGAGGTTCTTCAGAAAGAGTTGCCCGAATGGTCCACTGAGTTATACAACGACATTCGCAAACACGCTATCGGCAGTGGTCTACCCGCTGATTCTGTTAATCAATACACTGATCCTAACGTGATCATGCTCTTACATAAAGCAATGTTGTTTGACAAGTCTAAGCAAGTAGCCAAATCTAAGAAAGCCAAGGCCCCCGCTAAGATTCTACGCAGTAAGAAAGCGCCGCAATCTAAAACTGATGTTCGCGTCAGCAAGCAGAAAGCAGCGCAAGAAAAACTACGGAGTGGTCAAAGTGGAGGTAATGATCTGGATGAAATTGCAGATATGTTAATGGCGAATTGGGATGCTGAATAACTACAACTCCCCAAACTTACCTTTTAAGGATTAACACCCATGACTCAACTTACAACCTATGCCATTATTGGCAAAAAAGAAAGTGTCCATGACTCAATCACCAACATCACACCTAGTGCTTGTCCCTTTCAAACTTTAGTAAAAAGCGAGAAAGTAACTCAGCGTAACTTCGACTGGTTAGAAGATGCTGGAAGAGCATCGGCGGCAACCGCATATTTGGAAGGTGCTGAAAGTACGTTTACCGCAATGGGCCAGCCAACTTTGCGCTCTAATGTAACTCAGATTATCGGTGAAGCATTTACCGTCAGTAATACTTCTGAGGTAGTAGAGACCCACGGAAGAAAACGTAGTACTGCTTACAACTTAGCCAAGGTGCTTGTGGCGCTCAAGAAGGACGTAGAAAAGAGTATGGTCGGCGTTTCACAGGCGGCAGTCAACAGTGGCGCTAACGCTGCTCGTAAGATGGCCTCGATTAATCAGATGATTTCTACTACAGTCGATGCAGGATCAAACAGTACCGATCCTCTTACAGAAAGCTCGTTGCTTACACTTGCTCAAACTTGTTACACCAACGGTTCTGATCCTACAGTTCTGATGATCAAGCCTGCCGATAGTCTTATTATCGCTGGTTTCGCATCTGCTACTGGACGCGAACGTGATATTGGTGCAAGCAAGACTCTTGTAAACACCATTGACGTTTTGGTAACTGCGTTCGGAACATTCAAAGTAGTACTCAATCGTGAAAACCTCGCAACCAATGCTTACCTCATTGACCCCTCAATGTTTAAGCAATGCGTCCTTCGCCCATTCAGCCGGACACTG